TAATATACTCATCATCTGCTTGAATATATTGGTCAACATCTTGTCTTAATAATTTAAATTGAAAAGGTTTTTGTTTATACACCTCGGGGTCTGCCTTACCGGTATAATATTCCCATAAAGACTTTTTAGTTTTGTATAAGTCCGTTTCTGCCCGGCTTAACATTAACTTAAACTTTGATAAGTGTTTTAAATATTTGTTGTGTAACTGTGGAGTTTTTAAAGATTCTAAATCTAGTTCAGTATCATTAATTTTCAAATCCGAATCAGCTAATTCTTGTAGTTTTTCTAAATCCATAATAAGGGTATCCTAACATAATTTAATCAAATTGTAAAGCTTTTAAGAGGTAGTAACAGTTGTTCTGCTTCCACCTTTTGTAGCAAATTCATATATTTTATATTTCATTATAACACTTGCTGACAAATAATCAATATCAGCAGCTTGTTGGTCAAAACTCAAACCTGACAATGACACAGGAAACATATCAGAAAACCTTACTTCAATATTACTATTGTTTTTACTAGTTAATACATTAAGAGTTGCGTCTGAATATACAGGTCCTAATGGAGTTGGTCCATACTTAACCTTACCAGCGTCTGTCTTATCACTACCACTCCCCTGTATTGGAAATCTGTCCTTAGCGGCGTCCACAAGAGTTTTATGTTCTGAATGGTCTCTAGGAAATCCTAAACCTGTCAACCAACCATGTATCTCTCTATAGTTTTCTAAATTTTCATCAACCAAAAAAGACATCTCTAGGTCACCATATGTTAATACGGTACCAGGTGTAGGTATAACCTTTAATGGAGTTGCTTGTTCATCCGTACCTAATCCAACACCAGGAATATTAACTGCTGTACAGAAATATTCCACCTTAGGCAATTTGAGAATAGAAAACTTAAACTGCGTTGGAGAGGCGTAATCAAACTTAGTCGGTTGTCTTTGTATTGCGCTTGTTGTTGTCATACTTATATTTATCCATCCTGGAAGGAGGCCAAAAAAAAGGCGGCCATAAAGACCGCCTTTTTAGTATCGTTGAAAACTCAACAAGTATTACATCAAGTTACTTACTTTAACTCTTTGGTAATATCTGTTTGAATTAGCAGAACCAGCGTCATTTACTGCCGTAGCAGCACCTGACAGAGCACCAGTTTCAGCGAATGGATTAGCAACTAAGCCATATCTAGTCTTGAAACCGATTTTTGGTTGGAAAGTATCTTGACCAACTGCTCTAACCATTTGTAATGGTACATAAGGACAGTAGAACATACCTGCGTCATAAGGTGAAGTACCTTTATAACCAACAACATAGTATTGTGTTGCTGAGCTATTAGCTGAGTATGGGTCAATATAAACTTTAAATCTGCCGTTAAGAACACCTGCAAATGTATTGCCTGTGTCATCAACACTCAAATTATTGTTTAATGCTGGTGTGTAATCTAGGACACCCGCCATTTGAAGAGCAGAAGCTACATCAGCAGAGCAAACGATTAAGTTACCTTTTCCTCTACGAGTTCTTTGTGCTATTCTATTTGCGTCACGCTCTAATTGGAACATAAGTCCTTTGAATCTCTCAACTGACCATCTACCATTAGAGTCTGTGTCTAAATCAAAGATACCTGCTGTAGTTGTATTCGTAGCAGCACCTTTTTCAGCGTTAATATAAATTGTTCTAACAACTTCTCTGTTAATCTCTGCTAAAATTTCAGCAGAAAGAATGTTTGCAAGCTCAGTTTCAGCGTCTAAACCATGGATTGCTTTTAAGTCTTGAGCAAGTTCCATTGTATATTCAGCTTTAAGAGCTCTTGATTTAGCAGTAACAGTTGATTTCTCAATTGAGAATGCCATTTCAGCAAATGCATTTCCACTAGCGTCACCTAATGCTTCAGCCGCAGCTGTAGTCATTGCTGTACCTTTTGTGAAAGTACCAGCAGGTGAGTCGTTTAATGCACCTGGGTTAGTGCCATCGTGTTCAGTAGATGAATAACCATCTACAGCACTTCCAGCAGCATTTCTACCTGAAAAGTCTGTATCAGCTTCGTCAAACATAGCTTCTCCGCCAGTTTGTGAAGTGTATCTACTTCTCATAGCAAAAATCAGTCCTGTCGGACCAGTCATTGGTTGTACGCCAGCAATATCGTATGCGATTAAATTCGGCATAGCTCGTCTAACCAAAGAAATTAGGATTGGATCCCAATTTGCAACACTTGAACCTGTTGCGTTAGTCGGAGCAGCTTCAGATAAAAACGCTTGGTCTTCCTTTGAAGCTCTTTCTTGGTTTTCCAAGATTACTGATGTAACGGCTCGTCTGTATGAGTCCTTGATTTCTGGTAAATCAGGGTGCTCTAACACAGGCTGCCATTTTTTTTCGTGTGTTTCGGATAAGTACATTTTTATTTTCTCCCTTTTTCCGTATTTAAACTATGATATTTTCATATCTTTAGTTTTGCTTATAGCGGCAGTGTAAGCAGCCATAGCTTTAGATAGGTCTTCGTGAGAAGTCATATCTCCAGCCGCCACATCATCTAATTTGTCTTTAACTTCGCCTTTATTTCCAAAATATGATTCTTTAATAGTTTCACATTTTTTCTTAAAGCCTTCTGCGTCAGACCATTCAATTTCTTCAGCAAGTTTAGCAAATTTTTCTTTTGCTGTATCAGCAAGGTCACTTGCAACTTCACCCATAATTTCCGTACGAGTTTTGTCGTTATTGTCCTTGTTTAATTCAACATTTTTTTCAATCTGCTCATTGAGTTTCTTTTCCAAATCTTCTATCTTAGAAGCTTGGTCTTCAAGTACATTGTACTTTTCATCAGGAACATCAATGTAATGCTCAGCAAATAGTTTTTTAAGTCCGCTGATAAAATCTTCAGCAATCTCACCTTTAATGCCTCTTTCAAGAGCGATTTCGTTTTCTTTCATCCACTCTTCAACAACATAAGATAAGTAGCTGTCAACTTTTTCAGTTAACTCTGACTTTGCTTTTGCACTTTCTTGCTCTAATTTATTTTGATAATCAGCTTCCATTGACTCAGCAATTTCAGTACATTTAGACTTAATAGCTGCTTCAAATATAGTAGAAGCTTTTTGTTTAAACTCTTCTGACAAGTCGTTCTCTCCAGCGACCAAAGCGTCAACATGTTCTTTGACATCAAGTTCCTTTTCTTCTTTAGCAGAAACATTAGCTGTGCTATGTTTAACTTCTTTTTTCTTATCTGCTTCTTTAGAAACTTCACCAGCGTCTAATGTTTCCTTAACATCTTCGCCTTTTTTCTTCTCAATTGCTTTTTTCAAAGCAGGTGGAAGTTCGCCTTCTTTAACTTCTTTCTCAGTAGATTTCTTTTCAGTTTCTTTGTCTTGCTCTTCTTTTTTCAAAGTAGGCATAGCGTCTGGCTTGCCTTCATGTTTTTGAGGAGCCTGACCAGAAACTTTTTTAACTTTTTTAGTTGCGTCAGGATTGCTGTCCGTAGGTTTTACAACAGCTGGTCCTAAATCTTCGGCATCATTTTTCAGATGAGTAGGCTCAGCCGCTACAGCATTCTTTTTCGGAGCATCCGCTTGAGAATTCACCGAATTCGCTTCGCTTACTGCTTCTTGCTCTAACGCCGCTAAATTTTTTTCTGTATCGGCCATTTGAGAAATCTCCTTTTTAAAAATAACTAGTTATTTTTCTCTTTATTAATAGATATTTATAAGATTAAAGATTTTCAAGAAAGGATTTAAACACATTTGCTTTAGCTTCCGCTAATTTCAATGCTTTGGCTTTCTTGATATGTTCTTTATACTCTTCAATATCTTGTGCTTTTATAACACCATTATCCCATACCCACTCTTTGTTTTCCATAATACCTTCTACGAAGGCTTCTGGAGCTGAGGGGTCAGCAACAATGTCAGCGGCTGTAGCTAAATAGAAATCGTTACCCACATAGTTAACGCCACCTTTTTGAACCAAGGAACCCATACCTCTTGAAGATACTCCTAGTTGAGCGCCTTCATTAATAAGACCTTTTACAATCTTACCGTATGGTGTGTCCATGATTTTTGCTTCACCGATATAATTTTTGCCTTCAGGTTTTAGAGAAGTAATCATATGTGATACTCTCTCTAAATTAACTACCGGACCTTCTGGATGGCCTAGTTCACCGAATGCTCTCTTTTTATCAATGAATTCTCTTGTGTATCTGTTTACCTCTTTCCCTAGGATATTACTTTCATATACTCTTCCATTTCTATTTTTAATATCCGATTGTAAAAAGATACCACGAATTTTATAATCCTTCTTACCGTTGGTTTCTTCAACCAAAAAATTTGCTTGTATTTCTTCCGATATAAGTTTCATAGTTGTTCTCTCTTTGTACTAACTATTTATAAGGATTCTTACCTAAACTCTGCAATTATCGTGTAATTATCACCTAAAGCAAAGTTTTTGGTAGATAATAGTACATCTCCTGTAGGTGTGGTAGAATTATTAACTACTTCATTACCAGCAGTTCTTAAATCCATATAACCATTACCACCTAATAGTAATGCTGTAGAATTAGTTGCTCCGTCCCACACTAACTCAATTGCTGACTTACTATTTGATGTATTAACTGAATACCATACTCTTGATATTTTTCTATTACCGTCTTCGGTCATAAATGTTAGTTCGCTAGCGTCTACCTTTTTAACCAAGGTCTCACCTGTACCATCTGAAACATTGGTCATCTTAATTACAAACTTAACACCAGAAGTATCTGCTATTGTTTGTGTTGCTACTGCGTCAGCCATTATTCGTCCTTCCTATGTTTGCCTAAAATTTCTACAATTTCCCAAGAGCCGTCATTATAATGATGTACTTTTGCATACTTATTCAAGGATAAGTTTTTTGATTGAGATTGAGCCATCTATGTTTTCCTCCAGTTCTGCCTTGGATTTAATACATTTATATTGAATAGATTTACCTTTAGATGTTCTTTCTGCTACTCGTTTATGTTTAAGACAATCACTTAATGAATCTTGAATTCTGTGTTCAACAATCTCATGGTTTACAATCATAAGTAAGGCAAAAATTATATCTATCATTTAACATATCCATTTTGTACTTTAAAGGTTCTATGTTCTTCTTGAACTTTTTCCAGAGTTGTTTGTAACTTCTCTAATTGTTTTTGTAAGAACTCGATATTAACTTTATTGTGCATACCTTCTTCAATAGCTATTTGAATCTTCTCAATCTGTCCAGCCATATGTTCTATTAACATAAATTGTTCGGAATCAGCCGGCAAACTTCCAAGTTCTCCCCGAGGCCACTTGATTCTAAATTCATTATTCTTTTCAATATCACCACTAAGTGTCTTAGTTACTTGCTCTAAATCTTTTTCTAAAAGGGTTCCACTAGTTTCTAATTTATTTAACCGCTCAACTACACCAAAATAGGACCACACGCCAATAGCAACGGCACCGATTATAGCAATTAAGTTCTTCATAGGCATACTTACTGCCGTTTGGTCTGATATATCTAATCTACTTTTACTCACTAAATCCCTTTTCTTTATGGCATTCTAACATTAAACTAAACTTATCTACAAAATTATCAGTTGTAATCTTAATGTCGCCTGTTCCTTTTATTTTATCTTCACTTGGTTTTAAACCGTAATTATCAATTCCTGTTACTTCTAAATTTTTATCATCATTAAATTGCAAAGTTACCGTGCCTGTGCCTTCTACTTCGTAATATGCATTTGCAATAGATATTTCAGATTCATTAGTTGAACCTTTTAAATCATCTAACTTAATTAAAGTTTCGTCTTCTTTTCTTCCACCAGTAACTTTATTAATTACCTTAAAACTATCATCAACTAATTGTGTACTACTGATTGTCATAATAAGTTTTTGATAACTCGCCACGCTCAACTGTAGTACCTTTTTTTCTAGTTCTAGCATAAACGGCTACTGTACCGCCACCTGGTTTAGTATAAGTTCTTACACCACCAGAAAATACAGAGTTTGCCCCTGCACCTGAATCTGAATATGTATTAGCTGCCGTAGCAGTATTCTCAAACTGCCAAACACTACTTGAACCTGGTACATCTACCCATGCCATTATTGCTCTCCTAATTCCTTATTCATGTAATTATAAATTACATCTGTATTAACACTATGTTGAGTCGCAACTTTATCAATAGTTGTTTCAACCTCTTTAACAACATCAACATTATCATAATTTACTTGATTAAAAAAATCACTAACCACATCTTTATGTAAAGGTGGTAAGTTATTAAATACTGTAGTATCAACTACATTTGGTTTAAGTAGTTGGTTTACTTTCATCACTAACAGGCGCCGTTGGAACCTCAGCCGTTGGCGTTGGTTGTTCGTTTTCATTAGGTGTAAACTCTATTGGTTTACCTTCCGTATCCATAATAACATCCGTTCTTTCACCTGGGTCAGTTACAACCGGTTTAGGGTCACTAAATGATTGAGGCTCTGTATTAAATATTTTACTTGCAACAGCAGCTCTTTGTGCGTCCAAAGAATCTGCAACCTTAGCTCTTAAAGCGTCTTTAAAAACTTCACCTGCTTCTGCTTGTTTACCTTGATTTAAGTAATCAACGAATTGTCCTATTTTTTCACTCATATTTTCTCCTTCTATAAGGCTCCACCACCACCTGGTACATCTTCACTAGGTGCTGATATAATGCCTGTATCAATCTCTTTCTTAATTTGTTTATTAATGTCTTCAATATCTCTATCAGATTGTTTTAATATATTTTTTCTAACATAATTAACTGAATAATATTTACCAACATAATCTCTAACTTCATTAGCCACTCTTAATCTTTCTAAAAGCATTTCACTTTCTTTTAATTCTGCAAAATGTCCATCTTGTAAAAAGTCATATTGTACAAAATCTCTTAATATGTACCAGTCTTCATCTGTTATAACTGCTTTTAAAACTAATTGTGTTCTTAATATATCGTTAAATAGTTCTGTAAATTTCTTTCTTAATCTTTGAACAAACTTTGTAAATTTAAGTTCATCTCTAGTAATCTCAGTTGAACGGCCAAGGTTAAACCCTTGACTTGCTTCTAATCTACTAGCAGGAACATTTAAACTTCTATAAAGTTTACTTCTAAA